TATATTTAAGAGAAATATTTTATAAATCTGAAAATGATGTTTTAGCTGAGTTAGATAGTAGTGTTAATTATAAAAAAGACGACGGATCAATTTTATTATACATTGCTAATTTAATTAACCACCCGAAGCAGATGTTTACTATTTGCGATAATGGCGGAGCAAGGAATAACTACTCATCAAACAACTTTAAAATAGCTAAATTATTAGATAACGGCTACAATGTTACGCCCGCATTAAAAGCACCAAATAGTATTCATTTAGGTATAGAGATATTAAAATCAATAAACGTTTATTATATTGGGGAAAATATCGACTTTGAGGTTAACAATTACACAAACGACAGCGACCGAGAGGGGTTTATTGATGGCAAGTATATTGATAAGAATAATCATTCAATTGATTGTAGCAGAAATATAGCACTTTATTTATACAAAGCAGGATTGATTAAGTATAGTTAAAAATAATTTTTTTTGAGTTAAACACTAAACCCACTTTTTATAGGTGGGTTTTTTTATTTAATAATTTTATGTTAAATTGTTTGCATATTAAAAAAATTTGTATATTTGCCTAAATTTATACATTAAATGGGTTTACTCTCATGGGTTCGCAATTTCAATAAACCTTTATCAGTCACTCGTGACAGAAATGGTAATTGGCATTATGAAATGAAAAGCAGTAAGGCGGAGTATGTTGATTATAGCATTAATCAATATGCTTTAAAAACTGTTATTAAAATTATAGCAGATACTGGTAAATTAGCCAATATTAATCTATACGAAAATAATAAGTTAAAAGAAAAAAATTATCTTTATACTTATCAAAGCAAGCCGAATGCTTTTCAAAGCTGGACTGATTTTATTGAGGATTACCTTTATCGTATTAGTTTAGGTACGGTTTATTTATATAAAAACCCATTAGGAAGTTTTAACGCTCATTACTTTTTAGATTATAAAGAGTTCGACCAAAAAACAAAAAAGTATTTTGATGACTTTGAAAAGAAATTAATATTTAGCGAAAATTTGCCAAAAGAAAATCATATTATTTATTATGGTGATAAAAAGCAAGAGATTAAGTTAAAAGATGTAATTATCATACATAACGAGCCACCGACTGAATATTGGTATAAGAATGAGAAATCACTCGAGGCTATTCGTAAAATTGTTGGCAATAGCGAAAGCGGACTTGACAGCAAAAATATAAATTTACACTTTTTACAAAAGTTCTTATTATTTCAAAAGGCGGGAAAAGACGATATGCAGTTGCAAGTTAATGGACTTTCACCAACGGAGCGAGAGGATATTGAAAAGAAATTATTGTCAACTAGAAGTTTGCACGTCTCAGGAAAATCAGACCTTGAATTAAAACGAATGGTTGATAATTTCAAGTCATTGGGTATTGACGAAGCAATAAGTAATGATTTAGTATTATTAGCAGTTTATTTTAACGTGCCAATTGAGTTGGTTGCAGATAGAGGACAAGGATTGTCAAGTCAAGGCGAGGCTAAACAAAAAGCATTTGTACAATTAATCACAATGGCTATTCAACCAAAGCTTCAAAAATTAACAGACGTATTGGAGTTTGATTTGGGTAAAAATGAGGAAGTAAGAGCGGACTTCAACCATTTACCATTTATGGGTGTGTTAAGAAAAGAAAATGCTGAGCAATTAAAATTAAACCTTGAAAGTTTAAAAATAGCGCAAGAGTTGGGAGTTGATATTAACCAAAAATTAAATGAGGTTTTAAATGGAAGCGGAAATTAAAAAAATAGATTTGATGTTAAAGTCAGATTTACCAATAAAAATGCGTCAAGATTTGGAGCGCAAAAAGTCAATATTGTTGAATAATAAAATAGTAGAAAAATGATTGATTTTAAAAAACTTAAAGACAACAAACATATTTTAATAGCTGAAAAAAAAGCTACTTTAAAATATGCTGATGCGGTTGTTTTAGAAGCCACCACACAACAAATTGATGTTGTTAACAAAGAAACTGGAGAAGCAAAAGCAGATCCAACAAAGTTAAAATTAAAAGTTGTTATTAATACAACAAATATTTTAGATAGTCATAACGATGTTCATATAAAAGGTTTGTGGAAAAAAACCATAAAAGAAAACAAAAACCTTTTCTTATTGCAAGAACATCAAATGAAGTTTGATAAAATTATTTCTGATAAAATCACAGCCTATACCGAGCCTTATGATTATAACGGCAAAGAACTTGAAGCATTGATTTTTGAAACTGAAATAACAAAAGAACGAAACCCTTTTATGTTTGAACAATATCAAAAGGGGTTTGTAAAAAATCATTCAGTTGGCATGAGATATGTAAAACTTGAAATGGCTATAAATAGCAATGAAAATTACTATGCAGAAGAAAAAGCAGTATGGGATAAATATATTGACCAAATAGCGAATAAAGAAAAAGCAGAAGAACAAGGCTATTTCTTTGCAGTTACAGAAGCAAAAGCAATAGAGGGGTCGGCGGTTGTTGTTGGTTCAAACCAAGTAACACCAACTTTATTAGTAGAAGAAAAAAACGAAGCCGTTAATGATGACACTTCAAATAAAATAGAGCCAGCGGAAGCTACTCAAAAAGCAAAACGAGTATTAATTTTTTAATTTAACAACAAAATGAACAAAAATTTTTTAAAGTTCGTTACATCAAAAGGCTATACAGAAGCCTTGTTTAACGAATTAGAAGCTGAAAAGCAAGTAGAAATCCAAAGGGATTATTTAGGCACGATTGAAGAGGCTCAAAAATCATTTATTACAAATGAAGCCTTAGAAGCGAAACTTAAAGGAATGGCAACCGATGACCAAGTTAAGGCATTGGGAGATTTGATTAATGAAATCAAAGACAGCATGGAAAACAAAGGCGGTACAGAAGTTAAACTATCTGAGGAGCTAAAATCAAACAAAGAGGTGATTGCTAAAATTGCCAAAGGTGAGAAAAAAGAAATCGTTTTAAAAGCAAACGTAACAAGAGCCTCGATAACAAATAACACCGCTTCGGTACGTTTAAACACTATCGGACAACTTGGCGTAAAAGCTCGTGCTTTGTATGACTTTTTTACTAAATTCCCTGTTGGTGATGGTAACCACAATGGTACTATTTCATATGTTGACTGGGATGAAAGCACAACCGTTAGAGCCGCTTCGGTAAAAGCTGAGGGCGTAGCGTTTGACGAAAGTACAGCGACATTTAGAGAATACACTACTAAACTTGTAAAAATTGGTGATACTTTGCCAGTTACTGAGGAATTTTTAGAAGATGAAGTTTTAGCGGCTTCGGAACTTGAAAACTTTTTGAATGTAAATGTTAACGCAGTAATCGATACTAAAATTGCAGTAGGTGCAGGTAATGGTAACGGTGCAGACGTTGAAGGACTTTACACAGCTTCACCAGCTTATACACCAGTTGCAAGTGGTATTGTTGACGCAAACATAAAAGACTTGGTTAGAAAAATGAGAACTGCAATTGTTAAAACAAGAGGTTCAAAATATCAGCCAAACTTTGTTGCGGCTAATTCAGATGTTATCGACCGATACATCTTGAAAAAAGACCAAAACAACAATTATATGTTTGACATGGACAGCGGCACAATTGCAGGTTTGACTATTGTTGAGGACAACAATTTAGCTGACAACACGTTGGTGGTAGGTGACAGCCGTTTCGGTAGAATTTACGAAAAACCAGGCGTTGTAATTTCGGAAGGTTTAGTAAATGCACAATTTACAAGTGATTTAAAAACTCTTAAAGCGAGAGTTAGAATACTTTTCTTAATTAGAAATGTAGACAAAACAGGCTTCTTGAAATGTACAAATATCAATACAGCGTTGGCAACTTTAGCGACTTAATGTGATGGAAATTGTATTCATAAAAGAATTTAGTAATAAGAAAATTGGAGACAAAATGAAAGTAAGCAAAAGTTTATTTTCAATATTTGTAAACGATTTACAGGTTGCTGAATTATTTGTAGAAAAACCTAAATCAAAAAAATAAACAATGTATTTAATCAATAAAACATATTTCAGAAATAAATTAGAAATCATAGGTTTGTACGATGACAATAATAAGTCAGAGGACAAGTTGAATGATTACATTTCTATATATGTCATTGATTTTTTACAGAATTTATTAGGTTTGGCGGACTTTACGCAATTAAACTCAAACATTTCAAATGGGGTATTATCAGTTAATGCCCCTCAGAAATGGTTGGATTTTGTTAATGGCAAAACTTATACAAAGGATGGCAAAACGTATCGATGGGAGGGGCTTTTATATTTACGTGGAAGCGTAAAAATGTCAATCTTAACGAATATTGTTTATTGTAAGTTGATAGCTGATTTGTTTAGTAACAACGGCAAAGCAACCATTACAACAAAGAATAGTATTCAGTCAGTGCCGAGCCAAAACCTTGTTGAAGCCTACAACGAAATAGTAAAACAACTTCATGACGAAAGATTTTTCAAACAGGTTTATTTAATTAACGATGTGCCATTTATTGATTATTACGGAAGCGAAAAAACTGACTATGTAACATTAAGCGAATACTTAAAAGACCATAGCGATGTTTACGAAAACGTTAACTTTGATAATGAGTATAAGGAATACAAAAACTCTTTTGATATATGATAATTTCGAGTTTACTTAAAGAGATATTACAACCCATGACGATAACGTATGCGGGTTACAACTCTTATAAAGAACTGAAAGCCAGCGAAACGAAAAGCGTTCGATTTGGTTACGGTGATAAGCACGAACTTGAAAGGTTTATAGCAAAAAACAGAAATACGCAAAATCAATTTCCATTGATTTGGTATAATATGGGCGATTACGAAAGAGATGACAACGATTTAAACAAGTTTGATTTAAATTGCAATTTAATATTAATGACTTCAACAAGTGTTGATTTGTACAACGAAGAGCGAAATTTATACAATTACTCAACCGTTTTAAACAAGTTAGCCGTTGATGTTTTAAGCAAGTTGCAATTGGCAAAAAATGTAGATTACGTAGGTAAAAGCCGAGAAAATACGTTTCCAAATTATGGAATAAATGACCAAAGCGAAACGCCACTTGTTTACGTTGACGCCTTAAGTTTGGAGTTTCAGTTAATTATAAAAACCAAGTGCAATGGATAAAAAGGCAAAAAAAACAGCACAACAGCCAAACGTGATATTTGTAAGAAATTACTTTGACACAAAGGCGGGTGCAAAAATGTATTTAAAAACAATCCCAAAACAATTACAAGATTATGTTACATTTATTAACAAATAAGGGAGCTTGCTCTCAGGCGAACATTATATCAACAGGCGGTAATTACTGCGAGTTGGATATAAAAGAAATTAAGGCGGTATGGTTTGCGCCTTATGGGTATAAGTTCCCAAGTGGAATGCAAAGCGCAAGCGAATTACTATTAGCAAGCGTTCAGGCTGAAATAGTGGCTTTAAATTTAGTGCCTCAAAATGGCGTTAAAGGTGTAGCCTACACAACGGAAGCAAATAGAACTAAAACCTATTCAGGCGGTGAAAAAGCCTTAATCGGTAAAAACCCACTTCAAATAGATTTAACTTTTGAGGGCGGTACACAAAATTATCAGGCAATGCTAAGTTTAGAAAAAAGAACTAAACATTCTGTTTTTTTAGTTGATGAGAAAGGCACTTTATGGGCTTCAAAATCAAAAGCTGATTTGGTAGGCGGTTTAAATGCTCCATTTTTTCATGTAGAAGCCTATAAAGGTTTATCAGGAACTGAGGGCGGTGACTTTATGGTTCAATTTCAATTAGACAGAGAGCAGTTTGATACTGAGTTGGTAGCAATACAAATTGGTCAAATGAATTTCAGTCCATTAAACCAAGTTAACTCATTAGCTGAGGTTGTACCTGTGCCAACAAGTGCTTCAATTAATAGTGATGCTTTCTTTACTTTTAACGTAAAACAATTATCTGACCAAGCATTAGTTTCAGGCTTAGGCTTAGGGGCTATGAGTGTAGATGTAAACGGTTCAAACGTGCCAGGAACATTTACAGCTTCGGGCAGTCTTTACACATTTACAAGAACAGCGGGAACTTTTGCAACTGCTGATGTAGTTAAGACAATTGTAAACCCACAATTTATAAGCGAAAATGGCTATAAAGGGTCTAGCGAGTTTGTAGCGTTGGTGTAACCAATTAGAATTAAATTAAACTTAAACCCTCTCACTAATTGAGGGGGTTTTTTATTAAAATGACAATAGACAAGTATTTAGAGCGTTTAAAATCTGTAATTGATAATTTGCCAACACAATTAGAAAATGTGGTAAAGTCAAATGCTGAACAAATAGCAGATTTGAATAGAGAACAACAATTGTATTTTAAAGGCGAAGATGCAAACGGTAAAAAACTACTACCTTATACAAATTTTACCAAACAAAAAAAAAGGTTAAAAAGACAACCATTTGACCGAACGACGTTAAATGATACGGGGGATTTTTTTAATGCTTTTGAAGTTGATTATCAAAAAGCAAGTTATTTAGTTAGAATTTATTCAACAGATGACAAAACGCCAAAATTAATGGCAAAATACGGAAAAGACATTTTTGGCTTACAACCAATAAATCATAAATATTTAGATGAGCAAATAATCAAAAAACACATAGACAAATGGATCTTATCAAAACTATAAAAAGTAAAATATTTGGTACACATATAAAGCCGTATTTGAGCGCAAGGCAAATGCCTTTATACAACTATGAGCAATATTTAGAAACCAACGACAATAAATGGTTTTCAAATTTTTATGAGGTTAAATATCCGTTTAATGAGCCGTTAGACATTGACAAAGCTATTGAAAATGTTTATGGAGAAATATTATCAATTACTAAAGATTATCAAGTCATTAAAAGGTTTGAGAATATCCACAAACTTTATAAATTAGAAGCCAAATACAACGACTGCATGAGGTTAATTATAGCAATTGAAACCATGCCAGCGGGTATGCCTACACTTGACGAATTAGTTAATCAATTACGCAAATGGCATTATAAAATAGACATCAACACCGAGTTGTTTAAGCAATTATCAACTATAAAAGATAGTTTGGCAAATATCTTAAATGATATTGAAAGCATAAAAAGGGAGTTACAAAAAGAAAGCCAAACTGAAAAATCAGATATTGAAAAGGACAAAGTAGTTATTGAATTAGGTTTGAGTATGGGATACGCTATAAATAGCAAAGAAATGAGCGTTTATAAGTATTTCACTTTACGCCAACAATTGATAAAAAAGAATGCAGAATTAGAAAACCAAACTAAAAAAAATAAATAAAACATGGCAGAAATTAAATCTATTTACGCACCTCAAGTTGAAGCCGACTTAAAAAAGGTTTTTTCTGAATTAGAAAAGCACCATAAATTGATAATTGAAATGTCTAAAACCTCAATTGATTTGTATGGTGGTCGACAAGCGGGCAATCCAGCCGAACTAAAAAACGCTATAAAAGCCTATGAAGAATTAGCACAAAAGCAAAAGCAATTAACGGAAGCGAAAAGGCAAAGCAACACCCGAACAAGTGAAGAAATTGTTAACCAAAGGGTTTTAGCACAAAATGCAGATAGGCAAACAAAAGCAAATAGCGCACTTGTAGGAGCGTATGCACGTTTAAACGCTCAACACCAAATAGCCATGCAAAGGGTGCGAGACTTGACCGTATCGTATGGCTCGCAACATCGTGCAACCGTTCAAGCTCAAAAAGATTTTGATGTATTAGACAAAAAAATTAAACAAGCTGACAACGCTGTAAGAGTGCATAACAGAAACGTAGGCAACTATAAAAGCGCATTGGGTGGTTTATCTAATTTAATGGGAGCGTTTGGCATTGCGGGCGGTTTGACTTTGTTTGCTCAAATGACAATGGACACTGTAAGACTTATTAAAGAGTTGCAAAGTTTAAATTTAGCGTTAAAACAAGTTAGCGGAACGGAAGCGGATTTTACTTCAAATTTAAGTTTTATTCAAGAAACAAGCGAAAATTTAGGTTTATCAGTTAATGATTTGACAAGGCAGTTTACACAATTTTATGTAAGTGCAAAGGATAAAATGAGCCGTACAGATTTAGAGCAAGTCTTTACATCTATTGCTAAAGCGGGCGCAACAATGGGTTTGAGTTTGGATATGCAAAATAGGGCATTTGTAGCCCTCAATCAAATCATGGCTAAAGGTCAGGTAATGTCCGAAGAACTTAAAGGGCAGTTGGCTGAGGCATTGCCAGGCGCATTAAGCATAATGGCAAGGTCTTTAAATGTTACTGAAAAGGAATTAATGAAAATGATGCAAGCGGGCGAAGTTAGTTCAGACGCTTTAGTTGGATTTGCAAAAGAACTTGAGAGAACATATGGCATTGAAAATATTACAAATGTTAAAACACTAACAGCTGAAACAAATAGGTTATCAAATGCGTGGACTAATTTTGTTGCAAGTGTTGACAAAGGCGATGGAATAATAAGCAAAAGTTTGAATTTTATTTTAAGAGAAATAACAGAGGCTATAAAGGGATGGGATAAAATTAACAAAGGCACTTCCGAATTTCAAAAAGGATTAAGACAGGAATTAAGACAAACAACAAAAGAACAAACTATTTTAAATTTAGAAAAATATAAAGAAGAAAATTTAATAAAAAGCACTGGCGATTTATGGAAAAAGGATGCAGTAGAAAGAATAGCAATACACAAACAGGAAATGCAGTTTTATGTAGAGCAGAACGCTATTGCAGTAAAAAACAGGGATGGGTTAAAAAGGAATACGGTAGGGTGGGTTATGTTAAATGACAGAATTAAAGAAAATAATGAAACTATAAGAGCATATAAAAGCGAAATAGAAAAAGATAGAGGAATTATTGAGGGCGTTAATTCTGTAATTGCTGAAAAAATAAAAAAAACAAAAGAGTCATCAGACGAAACCGAAAAAGACACCAAAGCCACAACAAAAAACACCAAAGCAAAAGAAAAGCAACGTGAATTAATTGTTGGCTCAATTGAATGGTTAGAAGCCGAAATATCTAAATTAAAAGAAATACAAAAACAGACCTCGACCACGTCAGAAGAATATAACTTATTTAACACCGAATTACAAACGTTAATCGGAACGCTCGAAATGCTTACTAAAGCGAGAGAAAAATTAACAGCAGTTGAGGCCAAACCATTAGGCCGTGATAGTGGCAATGAACTTGAAGAAAGATTAAAAGCAGAAACAGAGGCGTTTATTGCACAAAACCAAGCAAAAGAAAAGGCAATTGAATTAATGAAAGAATTAGCCGACCAAATGCTAAACACATACGGAAGCGACTTCATTAATAATAGTGGTTTAACTAATTTCTTTGACATAGCTGAAAATGGTTTAGGGCAGTTTGGTGATAATTGGCAAGCGAAAACCGTTGCTATAATGGAAGCAACTCAAGAAATGTTTAATTTTATAGCTAATTTAAGCCAAGCTCATTTTGCACAAGAGTATAGCGATTTGGAACGCCAAAAAGAAATATCTATACAATTTGCTGGAGATAGCACCGAAGCGAGGGAAGAAATTGAGCAGGAATATGAACGCAGACGTAAAGAAATCCAAATTAGAGAAGCCAAAGCAAAAAGAAGTCAAGCGATATTTAATATTGGTATTGATATGGCTCAAGCTATTATGAGAGCATGGGCGCAAAATCCGATAACTGCACCTGTATTTACAGCTATAATAGGAGCGTTGGGCGTGGCTCAAATTGCAGCAGTAGCCTCACAGCCTTTGCCACAATTTTGGAAAGGAACGGACAACTCGCCAGAGGGATTTGCAGAGGTTGGAGAGCGTGGTCGTGAGTTAATTAAAGATGGTAAAAGCGGTCAATGGAGATTAGCAGATAAAAAAGGCGTTGATTATTTAACAAAAGGATCAACTGTATTAACAAACGCAAATACAGAAAAAGTTTTAAATTTTCACGCTTTTAATAAAGGTTTGAGTAATACGTTAGTTGAAAATAATATTGATTTTTACCCTATTGAAAGCAAAATTGATAAATTGACAAATGCTATTTTAAATAAGGAAAGTTTGCGTATTGTTGATGACAGTAACGGCAGACGATACTATGAAGAAAAAAACGGACAAATAAAAAGTTTAAATAATGCGAGATTAGAAATAAAACAAAGGGTTTTTTAATTACTTTTGCAATATGATTTATACCCATTTTTTAGAATTTTTACGAACCGGCGAAACTTTTCAAATAGCAGAACCTTTTGGCTTCGACAAAGCAACGTTTAAAATTAAGCAAGAACGCCACGCACGAAATTTAATTATTGCAGATTTTGACGAAGTGGAACTGCACCGAACTTTAGACCACCAATTTGAAAGGGTAGCAACTGAATTACAATTATACGGTTGGGAGTGTTCAATAAATTATCTTATTGAAAAAAACAACGTAAAATTTAAACTTGGTCAAGTTGATGGAGCGACCTCGATAGTCTACAAAGATAAAGTTAAATTACAGATTACTCAAGACACCTTAACGACCTATATTAAAAGAAATGAAAATATCGAAATTGATGCTTTTAATAAAGTTGATTTAAAAGGCAACGAAATTGCACCATGCCAAACAACAAGCATATATTTAAAACCAAAGCCTATTAATCAAAAAAGCGAATATAGTTTTAAAAATCTATCTTTTGCAGGTGGGAGCGGACAAAGCACGAGTTTTTTTGCTTTAATAGTTCCGTTGGGAAATAACTTAATTAATTTTAAATTAGAAACTTCATTCAGTCCTTTTGATACATTTTTTACGGTTGTTGATGATTTAGGAGAATTAGACCAAAAAAGACACGCCAACAGATTTTTTACAGCAAAGAATGATTTATCACATGTTAAAATAAAAATAGGTCAATTAAAATTTAAAGGTCAAAACTTAACAGCTTTTGGCGTATCAGATGCTAGACCAAGAATAAGTGCAAGTGTTGGTTTTGGCGATGGTTCAGCACCATTAACAGATGTTCAGTATTATCAATATTACTATATGCCACAGGCTGAAGTGATGAGTTTTTTTGATAAAACTTTTAATGATATTGAAATAAATATACCATTTATTAACGCAGGGAAAAGTTTATATTTAGAACTCGACATGAGTTATTTTATTGGCGGTTTGTTAAATTACAATATGTATTTTAGCGATATATATGTTTCAGGCGTAGAAATTACAGCCACATCAACTGCTATCGGTTCAGTAATTAAGGCAATAAGATTAAAAGATTACATTAAACATAAAGTTGAAAGTTTAGGAGGGGTTTATACAGATAGCGTTTTTAACACACCACTTTATAATGATAATTTCGTAGCAAATGGTCGAATGATTGGCGGTTTAGATGATTTACCATTTACAGCTACTTTTAAAAATACACTTGAAACATTTACGGATGAAGCCTTTGCAGATTTTGAAATAACCGAAACAAACGTAAACATTAAGCCTGTAACTGATTTTTATTTAAACACCGAAAGCGAGTTATTAGACATTAAGCCAGAACATTTGCACAGCATTAAAGGCAATGAAAAATTGATGTTAAACACGATTGAAATTGGTTTTAAAAAGTCATCAAAAGACCGCACAAACAATGGTAAAAATACAACTGATGCAGTTCACACTCAAGCGCAATACAGGCTCGAAACTGAAAAGGTTGAAAACGTTAAAAAGTTAGACTTTGACCATATTAGAGACGCTTTTTTAATTGAGGAAACACGCAAGAAAAATAATGAAATAGAGGAAAGCACGACAGCATTAGAAAACGATGAGAATGTATTTGCTATCGACTGCATACCAACACCTCCATCGTTTAGCGTTTCATTTACTCGAAAATTAAGGGTGGCTTATTTCGTACCACAACAGCACGCTGTTATATTAAGCAATGGCACGTTTAAGTGGACAAATATAGGCATGACCGTTGGTCAGGTGATCCAAGCAAACGGACTAAATATTCAAGTGTTACAATTAACAGACTATCAGGCTATTTTTTTAATTTTGAGCGGTTTTCAAACGGTAAACTCGCAGGTAGAAATTATTATAACTTTTGACTACATATTGCAGGGAGTGCCTTATATTAACAGAACAAACGAGGGATTTGTAGTAATAGAGGGAGTTGACAACGGACAAAACTACTCAAATTTAATGTTTAGTTTGAAAAGGATATTTAACAGACATCAACAATGGTGGTTAAATGCGGGTCAATTTATTGTAGGTAAAAATATAAATGTTCAAAAAATAGCAATAAATGATAAATTAAGAACACAATTAACTAGTCAAGATTTGGTTATTGATAACGCTTCATTTGTAATTGTTGAGGGTGGATTTATGAGTGGTTTTAATCTAAATTGTAAAGTGTTTACAGATTTTGAAACCGCTCAAAATATTACAAATAATCGCAATAAATTTATATCAGTTACTTTAAAAAATGGTGTAATTTTAAATGGGTGGGTAATTGATTTTCAGTATAATTTTAGGTCAAATACTGCAATGGTTGATATAAATTTAACAAAAGAAAGTTATTTATTAGGATTACCTTATATTTTTGCGTATGATTTATAAAAAGTTTTATATATTTGCAACATGAAATTAAATAATTTTATACAATTTCAACCAAATCAACATTTTAATACAAATGTTAAGATATTTAATTTTGATGCAATTTGTTTAGACCCAAGCGAATGGTATTGCCAAGTTTTAGACGTCATATTATCAAATGGTGCAACGTTTCATTTGGTAGATTGCAATGATAACGTTTTACAAAGTGTTTTGACATTTAGAAGCGGTTTATTTTTGGAGTTTACAATACAAAATACATACTATTATCCTGTAAGATTAAGAGCAACAGACGGAGGCAATGTTTATTTTTCTACACCTTTTGTAGTTTATGAAAATCAGGAAAGTTTAAGGATTGACTATAAATTAAATGATTTTTATCAGTCTATTAGAGTGCATGGTTATTTTACTACTTTTGAAAATATTAGCGCAGTCGATACCTACACACAAGAGCGTGGACTGGTATTATCAGGTTATTCAACCATAACAACTAAAAATAACTACACTTTTGAAAAGTTAGATAATTATACCTTTTTAGCAATTAACGAGGCGTTATCATATCCAGAAGCATACATAAATGGCATACGAATAACGGACAAACCTTTGTTAAAAGCGGGGGCGGTTGATGGACAAAGTAATATTTATTCAAGTGAATTACAAGGGGCGGTTGATTTATTTGATGTTTATACGCCAGAATTACAAATTCCACCACGTTTATTATTAACTTCGTCAAGTCCAGCAAACAACACAAATTACACAACGTCGAGCGTACCTACATTATATCAATTGACATTTAATTACAATATTCAAATATTATCAGGTGCAGTTATTGTAATGAAGCAAAACGGTGTGAACTTTGCAAATTTAGAAGTTTCGTCAATTGTTGCAAATGTTGCAACGCTTGGATTTATTGGCTCAGACCCGACAATTAGTAATGCAAGTTATCAATTAATTATCCCAGCAAACAAATTTAAAAGCATTTATAGGAATAATTTAGAAATTATTATTAATTTTGTAGTTTCGAATGCGGATTTTAACGGAAGCGATTTTAACAATTTAGACTTTTTTACATCATAAAATATGGCAAGCAAGGCAACAATTACAGCAAGCATAGACACTATTAACAACGGTGGAGCAAATACCGCTGCCGAAGTTAGGGCAGTCTTTGAAACTTTAAATACAGAATTATTTACACCCGACGCTTACGCAGAGTTAGTGACATTTTCAACAGGTTTCACCCTAAATTTGTTAATACAAAAAATAGGAGCGTTGGTTATTTTGCATGGAGTTGTAGAAAATACAACATCAGGGATTTTGTCTTTGCCAACAACGGCACAAGCTATACCAGCTAAATACGCTTATACAAACACGATAGCTTTAGAGGGTCGAATACCAAGAAATGCGGGTGTAGATTTTTCTTATTTGATTAACAGCTCAGGCATAACATTTGACAATGGAAGTGCAGTTATTGTGTTTCCGAGTGAAGTCAGACGTTTTAGTAATGTTTATTTTAATAACAATAATTTATAAGTTATGTTTATATCAAACGGAAATATTAACGCAAATCTTATTTTAAA